TGCAACCATGATGAAGACCATCGCCGATACGACGAAAGACCTTTACGATCTTCAGAAGAAGACAAAAGACCTTCAGAAAGAAGACAAAGCTAGACCACAGGACGAACAGCGCATCAATGTTGAGAAGGCTGTTTTTGTTGGTTCGACTGCTGAACTTCTCAAAAAAGTAAAGAACAATGAAGACATATAAGCAGTTTATCAGTAAGAGAATATTGACAATAGCTGCTATCGCAAAGAAGCACGACTTGCCTGAAAAATATATTGAAAGGCAATTGGAGCATGGTATTCGTATTGAACGTGAGCGCATCAAGAAACTTTCAATTGCCAGAAGAGTTGCCATGGCTAATCTGAGTAAAGATCCAGACTACTATAAGAATTTGAAAAAACATGCCAAGATATGAAGGTTATCAAGGTAATCCTAACTTACCTAGAGAAGACTACATACACTCGTTTACTCAACATGAAAGAGACGAGTTCATCAAGTGCGTGAATGATCCTATTTACTTTGCAACCAAGTATATCAAAATCGTCAACGTTGACCACGGTCTCATGCCGTTCAAGATGTGGGACTTTCAGAAAGATATGCTCACAACTTTCCATGAGAACCGCTTCTCTATCTGTAAGTTGCCTCGTCAGGTCGGTAAGACAACCACTTCGGTAGCCTATCTTCTACATTATATTCTATTCAATGAAATGGCAACCGTAGCCATTCTCGCCAACAAGTCAGCAACAGCCCGTGAAATCATGGGTCGTCTTCAGCTGGCCTTTGAATATTTACCAAGATTCCTTCAGCAAGGTGTCAAAGAATGGAACAAAGGTTCTCTTGAATTGGCTAACGGTTCAAGGTGTATTGCTGACTCCACATCAGGCAGTTCTGTTCGCGGTAAAACATTTAACATCATCTTTCTTGACGAGTTTGCGTTCGTTCCAAACAATATCGCAGAAGCCTTTTTCAATTCGACCTATCCTACGATTTCTTCTGGTAACACAACCAAAGTTATCATTGTATCGACACCAAATGGTCTAAACCTGTTCTATAAGATGTGGACTTTAGCCACCGAGAAGAAGTCTGACTATATTCCAATTGAAATTCACTGGTCAATGGTACCTGGCCGTACACAAGAATGGAAAGAACAAATCATCAGAAACACCTCTGAAGATCAGTTCCGTCAAGAGTTCGAGTGTGAGTTCATCGGTTCGACCAACACACTTATTCATCCGGCTAAGATCAGAACCCTCGTCTTCAAGAACCCTGTGGCGAGAGAGGGTGACATGCACATCTATGAGCAACCTATAAACGGTCGCACTTATGTTATGGTTGCTGACGTTGCAGAGGGTCAAGGTCTTGACTATTCGACTTTCTCTGTTATAGACGTAACCTCTATACCGTATAAGCAGGTGGCTAAGTATAGAAACAATAAGATATCACCTCTACTATTTCCTACAGTTCTCTATACGGCTGCAAAGAAATATAACGAGGCTTTTATATTGGTCGAGATCAATAGCATCGGTCTTCAGGTCGCAGACATTCTACACAATGAACTGGCCTATGATAATCTGATCAGAGTTAGAAACGGTAAAAATAAAGCTGGCCAACAGGCTACACCAGGTTTCACCAAGCAGATGCAGTTTGGTCTCAAGACTTCGGTTCAGACCAAAAAGATCGGTTGTGCTAACCTGAAATCTCTCATTGAGTCTGACAAGTTAATAGTCAATGATGAAGACACGATTATGGAGCTAACAACCTTCTCAGCGCATAAACAGAGCTTTGCAGCCGAAGAAGGTAACAATGACGACCTGGTCATGACGCTTGTGAACTTTGGCTGGTTGACCGCTCAGAAATACTTCAAAGAGTCGGTCAATACAGACATCCGCAAAACACTACAAGAAGAACAATTACAGATTATGGATCAAGATTTGGTGCCATTTGGTATCATAGATAATGGTATAGACAACCGTGGTGAGGTGATAGACGGTGATGTTTGGGTCACCGACCGAGAGAGAATGTATACCTTTGACAATGTAGATTGGGATACCTTGACAAACAAACATAGACTATAAATCTTGATTCCTATAAATAAACCAGACGAAAAGTAATCTTTTCATAAAGGAGAAATACGATGGCATTCCAATTGTCACCAGGTGTAAATGTATCTGAGATTGACCTAACAACTATCGTTCCACAGGTCGGAACTACCACAGGTGGCTTCGTCGGTATCTTCAACTGGGGCCCTGTAGACGAAATCAGAACAATGGCCAATGAACTCGACGTTATAAACACATTCGGTCTTCCAGATGCAAATACCTACGAATCATTTTTTACAGCAGCCAACTTCTTGGCCTATGCTGATAACCTCAAGCTCGTTCGTTCAGTAGGGGACGCAGCAAGAAATGCGGCTAATACAGGTATTCTGATTAAGAATAGAGATGCCTATGAAGCTAATTACTCAAGCCTCAGCTCAAATACAGGCAATTATGTTTTTGCCGCCAAGTATCCTGGTTCACTAGGTAACAGCCTGAAGGTATCTGTCTGTGCTAACTCAGCCGGTTTCTCTACATATACATATGCTTCAAATTACAACGGTGCACCGAATACATCAACATATGTTGCCGGCGTAGGTGGTAGTTATGATGAAATGCACATCACAGTTGTCGATGAGAAAGGTTTCATTTCAGGAACATCAAATACAGTTCTTGAGCGTTTCGGATACGTTTCAAAAGCCAGTGATGCGGTAAATGAAGATGGTTCATCAAACTACTATGTAAATGTACTAACTGATCAATCAAAGTATGTTTATGCAATCGCACACTCTGCTAACAGTAATGCTGGTTCAACAGGTTCAGCTAAAGTTTTTGCTGCTGGTGATGGTGGTGCTGTACAAAATCAGTTACTAACAGGTGGTGTTGATGCAGCTCCTTCAACAGCAAACGTTCAAGTATCATATGATAAGTTCAAAAATGCCGATGAAATTGATGTTTCTCTGATCATCACAGGACCTCACTCAAATGTTGTTTCTAAGCATATCGTTGACAACATTGCTGAAGTCCGTAAAGACTGTGTAGTGTTTATCTCACCAGCTAAGACAGATGTTGTAAATCAGAGTGGTTCAGAAGTAACTAACATCACAAACACAAGAAACGTATTTAATTCATCTTCTTATGCTTTCTTCGACTCAGGTTGGAAGTATCAGTTTGACAAGTACAACAACGTATATCGTTGGGTACCTCTGAATGGTGATATTGCCGGTCTCTGTGTCCGTACAGATAATCAGCGTGACGCATGGTTCTCACCAGCCGGTTTCAACCGTGGTCAAATCAAGAACGTTGTCAAGCTCGCATGGAATCCAACAAAGACAAACCGCGACGATCTATATAAGATTGGCGTAAACTCTGTTGTAACATTCCAAGGTGAAGGAACAGTTCTTTACGGTGATAAGACAATGCTTTCTAAGCCATCAGCTTTTGATCGCATCAATGTTCGTCGCCTGTTTATTGTTCTCGAAAAAGCTATCTCAAGAGCAGCTAAGTATTCTCTGTTCGAGTTTAACGATGAGTTTACTCGCGCACAATTCAAGGCTCTCGTAGAACCTTATCTCCGCGATGTTCAGGGTCGTCGTGGTATTTTTGATTTCAAGGTTGTATGTGATAGCACAAACAATACTCCTGAAGTTATTGATAGAAACGAATTTGTTGGTGACATCTACATCAAGCCAGCAAGAAGCATTAACTTCATCCAACTTAACTTCGTGGCTGTTCGCACCGGCGTAGCCTTCGAAGAAATAGTTGGCCGTTTCTAAGATAAATACAGAGATAAAGGAGTAATCGAAAATGGCTTTTAATGTCAACCAATTTAGATCACAGCTAACAGGTGACGGTGCTCGCCCTAATCTGTTTGAGTGTACACTTACTTTTCCTATCCTAGCATCATCGGGAGGCGCAACGTCTCCTGGTGCTGTTCAAGACAACGTGAGCTTAACTGAAAAGTTTACATTCATGGCTCGCGCTGCACAACTTCCTGGTTCAACAGTCAACCAGATTCCTGTAAATTACTTCGGTCGTGAACTGAAGTTCTCAGGCAACAGAACTTTCCCAGAGTGGACAGTGACAATCATCAACGACGAAGATTTCCGCCTGCGCGATGCCTTCGAAAAGTGGATGCACGGTCTCAACTCACACGTTACAAACACCAGAGGCGTTTCATTTGGTAATGCCCTCGGTTATCAGCAAGACGGTCTTGTCACTCAGTATGGTAAGAGTGGTGAGATTATTAAAGAATATAACTTCGTAGGTATGTTCCCAATTGATGTTTCACCAATTGAACTTGATTGGGGTGCTAACGATACTATTGAAGAGTATGCTGTAACGTTTGCCTACCAGTGGTGGGAAAGCAATACAACTGAACGCGCCTTTAGAAACTTCTAATATATACAGTGGTAGGGGGATTTTTCTCCCTACTTCTTTTCACGGAGTAATTTTTTTATGGTCCAAATTTTTGGCTTTGAGATAAACCGTAAGTCTAAGCAGGCTGAGCAGGAAGAACAAAGTAAAACATTCGCAATACCACAGAATGATGATGGTGCAGTTACGATCCAATCTGGTTCGTATTATGGCACTTATGTCGATCTTGATGGTGTTGTTCGTAACGAGATTGAACTTATCACTCGTTATCGTGAAATGTCGATGCAGCCTGAACTTGAAAGCGCGATTGATGATATCGTCAACGAGGCCATTGTCAACGATGATAATGGTAAAGGCGTTGAAATCAATACGGATGATCTCAAGCAACCAGACCAAATCAAAAAGAAAATTAGAGAGGAGTTTGAGTTTATTCTCAAGCTCCTGAACTTCGGTAATATGGGTCATGACCTATTCCGTCGCTGGTATATCGACGGCAGATTGTTCTATCATGTCATCATTGACGATCAAAGACCTGCTCTTGGTATTCAAGAGTTGCGCTACATTGATCCTCGTCGTATTCGCAAAATCCGTGAAATTCAAAAGACAAAAGACTCCAAGACCGGTATGGAAATTATTCGTAGACAAAACGAATACTATCTGTACAACGAACGTGGTGTTGTAGGTGCCCATTCAAATCTTGGCGCTAAGATTGCTGTAGATGCGGTCGTTAACGTCAACTCAGGCCTCATGGATGCAAAGAGAGCAATGGTTCTCTCTTATCTACATAAGGCTATTAAGCCTCTCAATCAGCTTCGTATGGTTGAAGATGCTACAGTTATCTATCGTCTTTCTCGCGCACCTGAACGCCGTGTATTTTATGTTGATGTTGGTAACATGCCAACAATTAAGGCTGAGCAGTATCTCAAAGATATCATGACCAAGTATAGAAATAAATTGGTATATGATAGCAGCACGGGAGAAATAAAAGATGATCGTAAGCACCTTTCTATGTTGGAAGACTTCTGGCTGCCTCGCCGTGAGGGTAGTAAAGGGACGGAAATATCAACTCTTCCTGGTGGTATGAACCTTGGTGAATTAGAAGATGTCAAGTACTTTGAAAAGAAACTATACAAGGCTCTTGGTGTTCCTGTATCAAGACTTGAACAGCAGCAAGGTTTTTCACTAGGCCGTTCTGCTGAAATTACCAGAGATGAACTTAAATTTAACAAGTTTGTACAGCGTCTTCGCAATAAGTTCGCTACACTCTTTGATGATCTTCTGCGTGTTCAACTAGTACTCAAGAAAATTTGTACAGAAGAAGAGTGGAGAGAGTTCAAAGAAGATGTTTGGTATGATTTCAAGAAAGATAATAACTTCAACGAACTAAAAGAAGCTGAGTTGATGACCAATCGTATAGGTCTTCTTCAATTGGTTGATCCATATGTTGGTCGTTATTATTCTGTAGAATGGGTTCGTAAAAACGTTCTTCAACAAACAGACGATGATATTGCTGAGATTGACGAACAGATTTCAAAAGAGCAACCACCTCCTACAGACGCAGGTGCGATGGATGCTATGGGTAATCCAATTCAACCACAAATGTCCACAGCACAGGCTGCTGCACAAGGTGGTGCACCTCAAATGCAACAAGCGCCTATGCCTCAGCAAGGTCAAGTTGCCCAGCAACCAATGGAAGAAGATCAAAAACCTTCTAAATTTGAGTTGCAACCAAATGAATTGGAGCTTATGTAATGAAGAAGTTCAACCAGTATCTTTATGAAGATTTAGGGGCAGCCCTAATTGAACCATCTTCCATGGCGGCCGCAGAGGCCAAAAAACTAAGATTACAATACGTTGGATTTGGTCGTTATGAAGACCCAAATACTCAACAGATTACACATATCGTACAGAACGATAGATTAGTTCCTTTTAACAAGGCTATAAAGAGCAACACATATAAACAATCAAGTCAAGATGATTACGGCAATTATGTAAAGCAGTTCGCACCTGATATCGAACAAAATCAGTCTTACATGGTCGATTACTACAGACCAGAGTACTATGATGAGAATGAACTCGGTGCGGTTGAATCTTATACTGGCACGGACTTTTTTGACATCAATCAAAAACTATATGAACTACCAACAGGTATCAGAGCAGATCAAATACAACCAGAATATGATGGCGATCCAATACCATCTCAGGTTGCAGCATTAGACTCTGCACTGAATAAGATGAAGACCGATCATGAGTTTCTATCTTATGTTGGTTTAGGTACGGAGTATGATATTACTAGCTTTGTGCCAGGTTCAACAATGAGATTTAAAGGATATCGTTCAACCACGATCAATCCTAACATTGCTCTAAACTATAACAGCCGTGTCAATAAGACTGTCAGCAGACAACAGACTGTTATGTTACAAATAAAGATACCAAAAGGTTCTAAAGGTATGTTTGTTGAAGACTTCTCAGCAAACCCAGGAGAATCAGAGTTTCTTCTACCTCGCGGTAGCAAAGTAAAGGTTGTCGGTGGCCCAAACAAACTGGTAGGTAGTAATGCTTATACAGGAAGTGCTGGTCTAGAAGTACTTTATTTTGATTGTGTCCTTGTAAAATAAATATAGTTAGTTTCTAAAAGGAGCATAAAATGAACAACGTAAAGAAAGCGATTGAAAACATTCGCGAAAAGAAGCTTGAGCAGATGAAAGAAAACTTCAATGCCGCTCTCACCTCAAAGGCTGTAGAGAAGCTAGAAGAAAAGAAAATTGAGATCGCCAAGAACTATTTCACAAAGAAGTAACATGTCATGAAAAAGATTGAACAGATCAGAAATAGATATGATATTATCACAGAAAAGCAAGATGCGGACATCCGTAAACTTGATGCTCTTGCTCGTTCTGGTTTGTTCGAATCAAAAAAACTTCCTGTTCTGAAAAGAGCTTTAGAAAAAGAACCTGAAAAGATGACTATTGCCGAGCGCAAGGTTGTTGTTGAACTTCTAGATTCACTGATATCTGAAACCGTTCATAATCAAACACTCAATGAGGCTAGAAGAGAACCAAATACATCTGGTCAATATCTTACTAAGTATGACCCTCGTTTTGATAACTCGGCTGCCGTTTCTGAACGTGATCTTCCTACAATCATTATTCTAAAGCGTAAAGGCATCAGAGTATTCGGAAGCAATCAGAAGATTGGTCTGTATTACTCACAATATCTAGATCGTTATATTTCTATACCTTTTGGTCCAGGCGTGCCTTCAATAAATGAAGCAGTCGATTATCAAAAAGCTTATCAAGACTATGTAAAAGATTATGGTGATGGTGAAGATGATAAGAAAAAGATGCCAAAATCACCTGAAGACTTGAAAAAGTTTGTTTTACAAAAAGCAGGTGAAGGTAAGATTAGAGCAAAGCATTATTCTGTCTTCAGTAAGAATGATGGTGCCGAAAGAAAAGAACTTAAAAAGGCCTCTAATCAGTACCTCAAAGACAAATTTTTCAGTGGTCAAATAACTGCTCTTGATGCTTTGTCTGCAAAAGCTGGCATCGCACTAGGTGCTGCTGTCAGAAGAGGTGTAACTGAACCTCTCAGAGACAAGATTAGACAGATTAGAGGTAAGACAAAGACTGCTGAACCTACAGTGCCAGAACCACAAGCTGCCCCTAAGGCCGTTTCTGCACCAAAAACACTTACAAAGAAACAACAAGACGTAAAAGCAGATGTATCGGTAAGAATGGCATCGGCTAAGAAGAGCGCACAAAAAGCTAAAGATACTTCTGTACCTGAAAAGACCAGAAAGATGGCAGCCAATCGGGCTAGAAAAGTAGCCACTTACGCTCAGATTGATAAGCGTAAGGCTGGTTTGATGGAAAAGATTGCTGAGGTTAAAGCAAGAAATCAACAATTAAATGAACTAGCACCTCTTGCCATTGCGGCCGCCCCTGCTGTCATAGCCGGCGCAAGAGTGGCTGGTCCTATGTTGGCTAAAGTTTTGGCTAGAGCACCTAAAAAGGCACCGCCTGCTAAACCTGTTGAAGTTCCTCCAGTAAAAACTCCTCCTGCTAAACCAGTAGAGACACCGCCAGCGAAGCCAGTGGAAACTCCGCCTGCGAAGCCAGTAGAGACACCGCCTTCACCACCTGCAAAGCCAGTGGAAACACCACCCGCTAAACCAGTAGAAACACCAGCAGCACCGGCTAAACCAGCTGAAGCTCCTTCGGTGACTAACAGACCAGCAGAAGTTCCAGCACCTAAAACAAACACACCAAAACCTAGTGAAAAAACACCAGCTCCTAAAGGTGGTGCTCCAGCTGCACCTAAAAAACCAGGTCGATTAGGTGGACTTGGTAGACGTTTAGGACGTTTAGGTCTAGATTTAGGTGGAGCGATATTAGGCGGTGGTTCAGATAATAAGTCTGATCCTGCAAAGTATCTTGATCCTGCAAAGTTTGGTCTAAAGATAACAACAAGCAAACCAGAAGCTCAAGTAACTACAGGTGTAGATAAGAGACAGGCTAATCTATACAGAAAAGCCCTTGAGACACCTGTGAGTGAAGAAAAAGAAGAGACCAAAGCTCGTCTTAAACCAGCAGCATTCTCAATGAAAGTCACCACTTCTGCACCAAAATCTAAGGTTAGAACTGGTGTAGAAGCTCGTATGCAAAAATATGAAAGAGACTACTACAACCAACAAAACGAAAGCATTCTGAAGTCAATGAAAAATATGATCTCAGAAAATATTACGGAAATGCAGCTAAATATAGGTGAAAGCCCTGTTACAATAAATAATACTATAGCTCAGAAAATTGTTTCCGTACACGAATCATTGAGTAAAGAAAACAAGAGACAAATGGAAAAGATGCTCGGTGAGAGCGTTGAATCATTCAAAAAGATCGTCAATTTCGCAGTAAGGCAGTAAGATGGCTAACGTAATTAAAGAACAAAAGATCATAGACAATAACAAGAGAGCCCTCATCAAGTATGTGGCCACTCTTGATACTGCGACAGCAAACACCATGCTGGTTGACGCCTCACAACTTAGATTTGCTTTGAATGCAAACAGCCAAATCATGGCATCTAATACTCACATTAGATCAACTTATAGAACAACAATCAAGCGCATCTTCGGTACTGCAAAAGCCAATGCCTATTTCAAGATACTCTGGCAAGGTGCTAATACAGCCGACATCGTAACAATCAATTCTGGTAGCTTCGACTATGATTTCCAGAGTATGGGTGATGGTGCTACTATTTCAAATAATGATACTGGTACATCAAACGGAAATATTTTAATCACTGTTGTCACACCATCTTCTGCTGATGCTCTCACACTCTTTATCGACCTTCGTAAAGATGGTAGAGACTATGATTCAGGTCAGACAGCCGACCCTGTGGCTTTTAACAAGGGAGCTGCGCTCTTCGGATGAATTTAGTTGAGGCTATAAACAATAAATTTTACAGAATAGCAGAAGAGATTCTGAAAGAAGAACTTCACGAAATCGTTTCATCGAAGTTACATGAATCGAAAAAACGTATTGCAGCCGACATGTCTGGTAAGATGTACAAGCAGACAGAGCGTATGCGCCGTCTTCGTATGGATGTTTTAGAAAATAATAAAGCTGAAGAACCAAAAGTTACACAAGGAACAGAACAAGAAGTACCTGAGTGTTGGTCTGGTTATAGACAAGAAGGTATGAAGAAAAAAGGTGACCGTATGGTTCCTAACTGTGTTAAAGAAGAAGATGAACCAGGTGATGAGAGTTCAATGGCTCGTTCAGAACTTTCTGCTATTACCAGAGATGCTAAAACAATCATGTCTAAGATAAAAGGCAACAAAGAACTTGAAGCTTGGACACAATCAAAGATTACAAAGTCAGCTGACTATCTAAACGCTGTTGCAGATTATATGTCAGAAGAAGAACTACACGAAGCCCGTATTGCTATTGTCAAGGCTCGTATTCGCGGTGGTAAGATTCAGCGCCGCAAGAAGGTATCAAATGTTCCTGGTTTTACAATTCGTGGTGGCCAGTTAACTCGTATGTCAGCCGCAGAACGTAGACGCCGTAAACTAGGCGCAAGAAAAGCGGCTCGTAAAGCAAAAACAAAGAAGACACAGATGCTTCGTAAGCGCAGAATGTCTCTTATGAAAAGACAAAGATTAGGAATCTAACAATGAAACTCATTGCAGAAGAAGTAGTAGACGTAAAGTATCTCGTTGAAGAGAAGAACGGTAAGAAAGAACACTATATCAGCGGCATCTTTATGCAAGCTGAGAAGAAGAACCGTAATGGTCGTGTTTATCCAAAAGACGTTCTCTTCAAAGAGGTCAATCGCTACAATACAGAATATGTTAACAAGAACAGAGCTTTTGGTGAGCTAGGTCATCCTGACTCACCAACAATCAACTTGGATCGTGTATCACACATGATTACAAGTCTTCACCCAGATGGCACCAATATCATTGGTAAAGCCAAAATTATGGATACTCCTAATGGTAAAATTGTGAAAAGCCTACTAGACGGAGGAGCAAGCTTAGGCGTGTCAACAAGAGGCGTAGGGTCTCTTCGACCACACAATGGTTATCAACTTGTTCAAGATGACTTCCACCTTGCTACAGCGGCAGACATTGTAGCAGACCCATCAGCACCAGATGCTTTCGTAAGAGGTATCATGGAAGGTAAGGAATGGATTCTTGATGGTACAGGTTGGAAAGAAGTCGATTACTACAAAGCGAAAAAATTGATTAAAGAAGCTAGTAGGAACGAAATTGAAGATGTTGCTTTGAAAGTATTTTCAAATTTCATCTCAAAGTTGTAAGTTATATAAATAATACTAAGACAAAAGGAGTAGTCCATAATGGGTAAGTCACTTACAGAAGTAGCAAAGCAGATCATCTCTGAAGGTTCAGCCGTTGGCGGTTATCCTTCAGTTGATCCAATGGGTGCTGGTCATCCGGATCGTGATGCTCGCGCTATGAATCCAAACAGAGCTACACTACGCCCTAATTCAAAGGGTGCAGAAGCTCCATTCTCAAATCCAGGTGCAATGTCTGCTAAGACAGGTTTCGAAACCATTGCAGACGCACCAAAGGCTCCAGGCGAAGGCAGCAACGTTGGTGCAGCCGCTTCTGGTGGTCAGAAGAAAGATACAACAATCAAGGGTGCAAATGCTGGTGGCGATTCAAAGCCATTTGCTAACCCAGGTGCAAATTCACCTAAAGAAGTAATGGAAGAAGACGCTGAAGTTGAAGGTGAAGTTGTTGCTGAGGCTACAATCGAAGAACAGATTGAAGCCTACATTGAACAACTTGTAGCAGAAGGCCATGACGAAGATACAATCGCTGAGGCTGTTGCTCAATATTTCGGTGACTATCTTGGTGAAGAAGTAGCTGAAGAAGAAGTTTCATATCAGATTGATATGTCAGAAGCTATCGAAGCCCTTTTTGCTGGCGAAGAATTGTCAGAAGAGTTCAAAGATAAGGCTAAAACAATCTTTGAAGCTGCTGTTATCGAAAGAATTAACGCAGAAATCAAGACAATCGAAGAAGCCTATGCTGAAACTCTCGAAGAACAAATTGAGCAGATTCAAGAAGAACTTTCTTCAAACGTTGATGATTACCTCAACTACGTTGTTGAGCAGTGGGTTCAAGAAAATGAAGTTGCTGTTGAAGCAGGTCTTCGCACCGAACTTACAGAAGAGTTCATTTCCGGTCTTCGCAACCTATTCGCAGAACACTATATCGACATTCCAGAAGATAAGGTTTCTGTAGTAGAAGAAATGGGTGCTAAGGTTGCTGAACTTGAAAGCAAGCTCAATGAAGAAATCGACCGCAATGTTCAGTTGAATAAGGTAATCAACGAATCAAAGCAAGTTGAAGTTCTTTCATATGCTTGCGAAGGTCTGACTGCAACTCAGGCTGAAAAGCTAAAGTCACTTTCTGAAGGTATTGAGTTCACATCTGTTGAAGAATACTCACAGAAGATTAACATTCTGAGAGAAAGCTATTTCAATGCACCTGTAAGCAATGATCAGGTACTTGACAAGGTTGAATCAACAGACGATGGTAAGGGCATGATCGCTGAAGAAAACAGCCGTATGGCCGCTTATGCAAGAACTCTGGGTAGAAAACTTCCTAATTAATAGGAATTACTAAATAGTAATACAAGTAAGATTTCAAAGGAGAAATACAAAATGTATCTTACAGAACAACTAGAAAACAAGTGGTCACCAGTTCTCGACCACGAAGGTCTTCCAAAGATCAAGGACTCCTATCGTCGTGCCGTTACAGCTATGGTTCTTGAGAACCAAGAAAAGGCAATGGCAGAAGAGTCTCGCGTACTTAACGAAGCAGCTCCAACAAACTCAGGTTTTGGTTCAGCTGGTTCATATGTTCAGGGTTACGATCCAATCCTGATCTCACTCGTTCGTCGCGCTCTTCCAAACCTGATCGCATACGACATCTGCGGCGTTCAGCCAATGTCAGGTCCAACAGGCCTGATCTTCGCAATGCGTTCACGTTATAAGACACAGAACGGTACAGAAGCTCTGTTCAACGAAGCTAACACAGCTTTCGCTGGTACAAACGCTGGCGGTACAGGTGGTAACGTATCTGGCAACTATGCTAATACAAACCCAGTTTATGCTCTTGGTACATCAGACACCTACGGTGTTGGTACAGGCATGACAACAGCCGTTGCTGAAGCTCTCGGCGATGGTACTTCAGGCAATGCCTTTGCTGAAATGGCCTTCTCAATCGACAAGGTTACAGTTACAGCTAAGTCACGCGCTCTCAAGGCAGAATACACAATGGAACTCGCTCAGGATCTTAAGGCTGTTCACGGTCTTGATGCTGAAACAGAACTTGCTAACATTCTGTCAACAGAAATTCTTGCTGAAATCAACCGTGAAGTTGTTCGCACAATCTATCGTTCAGCTACAGCTGGCGCTCAGTATGGTGTTACAACTGCTGGTACTTTCGATCTTGACACAGACTCAAACGGTCGTTGGTCAGTTGAAAAGTTCAAGGGTCTTGTATTCCAGATCGAACGCGAAGCTAACGCTATCGCTAAGGCAACTCGTCGCGGTAAGGGTAACACCCTCATCGTTTCTTCAGACGTTGCTTCAGCCCTCGCAATGGCTGGCGTTCTCGACTACACACCTGCTCTTCAGGCTAACCTGAACGTTGACGATACAGGCAACACCTTCGCTGGTCTGCTTCATGGTCGTATCAAGGTTTACATTGATCCATACTTCGGTGGTTCTTCAAACGGCGACGAACTCTGCACAGTTGGTTATAAGGGTACTTCACCTTATGACGCTGGTCTGTTCTACTGCCCATACGTTCCACTTCAGATGGTTCGCGCTATTGGCCAGGATACATTCCAGCCAAAGATCGGCTTCAAGACACGTTATGGCATGGTTGCAAACCCATTCGCCACATCTAACGGTGACGGCGTTGTTGGTGACCGCAATACTTCAGGTCAGGGCAACATCTACTACCGCATCTTCCGTATCCGCAATCTTACCTAATAGAAGTAAGAAATCGGAAAGAAACTGGGGCGAGGGAAACTTCGCCCCTTTTTTTGTCTAAATACCTGATAAAGGAGATGGCGGATGGCTAATCAAAGTGCATTAACAACAATACCAACAAACACAAGTATGCTTCAGTCAACAAAGTTTACTTTTGTTTTTCCAAATCTTCCATTTGCAAGATACTTTTGTCAGAACGTCTCAATACCTGGCGTGTCAACTTCTGCTATCGTTACACCTACTCCTTTCTCACCTACATTCAGACATGGCACATCTCTATCATTTGAAGAGTTCTCAATCAACGCTATTATTGATGAAGAAATGAGAGTTTGGGAAGAAACATATAACTGGCTTAAGGCTTTAACAAGACCCACAAGTTATCAAGAGTATATGAAAAATAAAACACAAAATGGTGAGATATATCATGATGCCATTTTGACTATCAATACAAACGCAAATATACCTAATGTTCGTGTGAAGTTTCATAACTGCCATCCAATTTCTTTAGGTTCTGTGCGCTTTAGTGTATCTGAAACCGCAGACACCATTATCACCTCAGATGTAACTTTCCGTTACGATTATTTTGATTTTGAACGTATCTAATGGTTGCCAGGAAATAGTTTTTCCTCTATAGTTGGATACATTTTTTGTTCATGGAGTGTTTATGAAACCGCCTGTCAATATTGATGATCTTATGGAAATGTGGTCTAAAGATGCGGCTGTTGATGAGACTGAACCTGGTCGTGAATTGGCCAAGATTTCTTCTCTTCACGCAAAGTATCTTCGCATTCTCACCCATCATAATCTGATCTGTAAAAAGCTGATGTCCGATTATCAAAAGCTCAAGAAGATCAAGTGGGAATACTACTGTGGTGACCTAAACAATCCAGAAGACCTAGCTCAATATAATCTTGAACCTATGATGAAGAAAGTGCTTCGTCAGGACATACCTACATACTTGGACTCTGATACCGATCTCAATACAATTCTTATGAAGAAGACTGTTCATCAAGAGATTGTTGATTTCTGTGGCTCAGTAATGAAAGAGTTGAACAATAGAACATGGCAGATGAAGTCATTGATTGATTGGGAAAAGTTTACAAGTGGCGGATAAGATCACTATACACAATAAAGACGAAGTGTATATAGCTATAGATTGTCATGAAGGCATATCTTTAGAGTTGCGCGAATACTTTACATTTCAGGTGCCTGGTTATCAGTTCACACCTCAGTATAAAGCTCGTCTTTGGGATGGTAAGATCAGACTTTTTGATACAAGAACAAGAAGAATATATCGTGGTCTTGTTCCTTATATTGTTAAGTTCTGTGAAGAGTATGGTTATGAATGGGAATATGACAATGAAATCTATGATGAAGAGTTGTCTGTATCAGAAGCAGAAGATTTTATCAAGACACTCAATCTTCCTTTTGAGGCTAGAGACTATCAGATAGATGCCTTCGTCAAGGCTATTAGAACAAGAAGAACACTTCTTCTTTCGCCAACTGCTTCTGGCAAATCTCTCATCATTTATATGATTGTTCGTTATGTTATGGAGAACTTAAATGCGAATCGTGTTCTTATCGTTGTTCCAACTATTTCTCTCGTTAGTCAATTGGCCTCTGACTTTGCTGACTATGGTTATGATAGCGATAACAACGTTCATCGTGTGTTTGCAGGGCAAGATAAATCCACAAGCAGACCCATCACGATTTCCACTTGGCAGAGCTTATACAAGTTACCTAAGAATTATTTTGAACAATTTGACATGGTTATTGGTGACGAAGCGCACCTCTTCAAAGCCAAATCCTTAGCAGAGATCATGACAGGTCTTGTCAATGCTCGTTATCGTATTGGTACAACAGGTACTCTTGATGGTACAAAGACACATAAGCTAGTTCTCGAAGGTCTGTTTGGTCCCGTTTATAAAGTTACAACAACCAAAGACCTGATGGATCAAGGGCATGTTGCAGACTTTCTTATCAAGTGTTTGTTGTTAAAACATCCTGATTCTGTATGTCAAGCCTTGAAGACTTCTACATATCAACAAGAGATTGAATATCTAGTTCTCAATGAATCTAGAAATACATTCATTGCTAATCTGGCCTTATCGTTGAATGGTAATACTCTGGTGCTTTATCAATATGTAGATAAGCACGGCCGCATCCTCCATGAGATGATAAATAAGAAAGCAAACGGCCGCAAAGTATTCTTTGTGTCTGGTGAAGTTGATGGAGATGCCCGTGAAGAGATTAGACATATCGTTGAAAAAGAGAAGGACGCTATAATTGTCGCATCGTTTGGTACTTTTTCTACTGGCATCAACATTAGGAATCTGCACAATATTATATTTGCTTCACCGTCTAAGTCTAGAATCAGAAATCTCCAGTCAATTGGTCGAGGCCTGCGAAAGTCTGAAAGTAAAGACTCCGCAGTCCTATTCGATATTGCAGACGACCTGCGTTACAAAAAGCGTGAAAATTATACCTTGAAGCATTTTGCAGAGCGTATCAAAATCTATGCAGAAGAAAAGTTCGTCTTCAAAATTTATAAGATTGAACTGAAAGGATAAAAACTATGATGATAGAAGAAAGCGTTCAGTTCGTCCGTCTCAATACAGGTGAAGACCTTGTGGCTGAAGTCACTCAAGTTCAGAGTGATGACAATGCACATTATATACTTCATAATCCTATGAAGATTGTTTATCAGATTGGTGGATCTAAAGCTTCTCTTTCTATATCTCTTATGCAATGGGTTTTTTCTCGTATCTGTGAGAACCAAGATTTCATTATCTATCCTCAAGACATTCTGACCATGAACAAGACTACAGAAGGTATGGAAGATTACTATTGGGAATCTGTTGACCACTTCACAAGATCAAAAGAAAAGTTGGAGAAGAACACCGTCTTTGATGATCCTGTTGAGGAACAAAATGATCTACTAGCAGAGATACAAGAAATGTTAGGTAGTTCTACTAATAAGAGGAAGTTACACTGATGGCCACTAAGAACAAATACTTAGACTTAGATGATGCAGATGACTTTGGTTTCACCTTCTCAGATGAAGAAGAGATCATTACATCCAATACAAACTATAACAGTCTTTCAGAAGAAGTAGATGATCTGAAACAAAGACTCCAGGCATTGAATAAAATCTTCATGCCTCTGTTAGAGAACCTTGCTAAAGACTCCGACAAACCAATGATCAAGTGGCCTAACAGAAAAGAGATCATTGATAAGCAGATTAAGAAACTAAAACAACTCACCAACGTATAATCCAGTTATTCATATCATCGGTGGCATTGCTGTTATAGCACTATGTCAACCCATTGTCAAGAGGTAAAGTGAATGAACAAGGCAAAAAAATCAGTACATTATGTAGACAACCAGAAATTCTATGCTGAGATCGTTTCCTATAGAGAAAAACTGAAAGAAGCAAGAGAGGCTGGTCTTGAAGATCCTCGCATACCAAACTATATTGGTGAGTGTATATGGAAGATAGCCAACAAACTATCAACCAAACCTTGTTTCATGAACTATTCATACCGTGAAGAGATGGTCTCCGATGGTATTGAGAACTGTATTCTTTACTTCAAAGACTATGACCCAGCGATAGGCCAGAATCCTTTTGCATACTTTACTCAGGTGATCTACTATGCCTTCCTTCGTCGTATCAACAAAGAAGAGAAGAACCGTTATGCAATGTATAAGCATTTCCAAGAAAACATTATCAACCAGCACGATATGAATTTATTGAGAGATAATGATGATAACCACTTGCTTCCTACACAGATGTATGATAATATAAACGACTTCATGGATAGATTCGAGAAGAAAGAAGAAGCCAAGAAGATTAAACGTAAGCAAGCAAAAGAAGGTCTTCAACAGTTTTATGAGGAATGATTATGAAGAAGGTAAAGAACGAACATCTACTACCAGTCAACATTGTCGATCTGGTACAAAAGCTGAACGATCCCAGCATTCGTGAGAATGAACGGATGAATTATATCCTTCGTCTTGAGACCATTCGTGATTATTGTGATGCTGCTGTGAAGAAGTCTGAGCAGACTACAAAGAAGAAAGCTTTGGTGTGAAAGTAGCTCTCATTACCGATACACACTGGGGCATCAGAAATGATTCTCCAGTTTTTTACGATTACTTCAAGCGTTCTCTCGAACAGTTTTGGCAGGTAATTGATGAAGAAAATGTTCGTTGTATCATACATCTCGGTGACTTGTTTGATCGTAGAAAGTACCTAAACTTTCAAACGGCTATGCGTTGTCGTAAAGATTTCCTTGAAGTTATCGAAGAGAAAAAGATACCTACTTGTATCATTGCAGGTAATCACGACGAATACTTCAAGAACACACACGAAGTAAATGCACTACAAGAAATTGTTGCTAATCGGTACAAACACATTCGTGTCTTTGATAGACCTGAATTGGTAGATGTTGATGGCACACTCATTCAACTTTTGCCATGGATTACGGAGTCCAATTATGATGAGTCGATGGAAGCAATATCTAAAACTTCAGCTGAAATCCTTATGGGACACCTCGAACTCAATGGCTTTGAGATGTTTAGAGGCTCGGTATCAGATCATGGAATGGACCGCAATGTTTTTAGTCGGTTTGATATGGTATTCACTGGTCATTACCATCACAAGTCTTCTGTTGATAATATACATTATCTGGGCGCTTTTGCAGAATACACTTGGTCTGATTACAACGATCCGCGAGGCTTTCACATCTTTGATACGGAAAAAAGAGAGTTAACCTTCTATCAGAATCCAAACAAAATCTTTAAGATGGTAGCCTATGATGATGTTAAGCATACTGATATCATCGAAAAGATAAATGCCACCGATTACACTGGCTATGGTAACTGTTATGTAAAAGTTGTCTGTGTCAACAAGAACAATCCTTATGCCTTTGATATGTTTTTAGATAAGTTATATAAAGCAGGTCCTCTTGACATTTCTATCATCGAAGATGTTTCGTCTTTCAAAGATAATGAAGAAGAAGGTGAAATTGATCAAGCACAAGATACCCAATCTATCCTTGATACATATATTTCAGGCTTGACATTGCCTGTAGATAATGATAGAATGAAAGTCTTCATGAAAGATATCTATAACGAAGCATTGTCGGTAGAGTTTGCAGATTGAAGATCATACATATCAATAGAAATATCATTCAGCAAAATGCTAAACATGGTCGTGATGAGCCTGTTTGTCGTGTTGAAGAGAATGGTAAAGTTACCTATTGTATGGAAGTGATTATAAAAGGTCCATCTCAAATGATATATCGACCAAACAAACCACGACCTTGTGGTGCCAAGCTTTGGATCGAAACTGATAGTGACATTGAACTGATTGGTGAAAAATCTAAATGATCTTATTCAAAGTGATCCGTTGGAAGAACCTACTTTCAACTGGTAATGCCTTTACAGAAATCAAACTAAATGAAACGGCCAATGCCCTCATCATTGGTGAAAACGGAGCAGGTAAGTCAACCATCCTTGATGCGTTGACTTTTGCCTTGTTTGGCAAAGCCTTTCGTAAGGTAAACAAGCCTGGTCTTGTCAACTCGGTCAATGAAAAGAACTGTGAAGTTCAGATTGAGTTTGCAACGAACGGTAAAGAATACAAGGTCATTCGTGGTATCAAGCCAAATGTGTTTGAAATCTATTGTGATGGTATTCTGCTCAATCAAGATTCTGCATCTAAAGATTACCAAGAACATCTAGAGAAGTTCATTCTCAAGATGAACTATAAGTCATTCACACAGATCGTTATTCTTGGTTCAGCATCGTTTACTCCTTTCATGCAGCTATCACCTGCTGATCGTCGCACAGTTATTGAAGACCTACTAGACATTCAAATCTTTTCTCTGATGAATACTATCACCAAGCAACGTCTTCTTGCTAATAAAGATATGCTTGAGAGAAATCGTATTGAGTTGGCTGGTAAAGAAGAGAAGAGGGTGTTCATTGAAAAAACGCTATCAAGCCTCAAAACAAATAACGAAGAGAAGAAGAAACATCTACAATCAACGATTGAGATTCACAGATCGACCTATGATCGGCTCAGGTCAGACATCGAAAGACTGGAAGAAGAAAGAGAGCAACTTGTTTCTCAGGCCACTGATCAAGCTAAGTCCAAAGATAGACACCGTAAGTTGGTCGGTCTACAGGCTAAGATTGAAGCGAACCTTGGAAAATTTCAAAAAGAACACAGATTCTTCTGCGATAATGATACCTGCCCCACTTGCTCACAGTCTTTGGAGCTTGACTTCAAGACGGAGAGGATCAAAGAGACTGAAACTGAGATTACCAAATTAGAAAAAGGTCTAACTGATATTGGTGTTCAGATTGATGAAGCAATCAATACAATCAATACAGTTGATGCCTTGCTCAGAAAAGCAGACACTCTAAAGAATGATATCTCAGTTAAAAGAAACGAACAGATGCACCTTAGCTCTGTCATTAATGATCTTGAAGACCAGATTGAAGGTATCGACAATGCTGATAAAATTGTTATTGATAATCAGAATGAGCTTGATGAAACCATTGGTGTCATTGAACATCTAACTACTGAACGTGAACAGTTGTTGAATGATCGTAAGTATATTGATACTGCACTCAATTTGCTGAAAGACGGTGGTATCAAGACTAAGATCATCAAGCAATATCTTCCTATCATCAATAAGCAGATCAATAAGTATCTTGCACAGATGGGTTTCTTCGTTAACTTCAACATTGATGAAAACTTTGAAGAATCCATCAAGAGCCGATATCGTGATGAGTTCTCTTATCATAACTTCTCAGAAGGTGAGAAGATGCGTATTGATCTGGCCTTATTGTTTACATGGCGTTCGATTGCAAAGATGCGTAACTCCGTCAATACCAATCTACTCATCCTTGATGAAGTCTTTGATGGTTCACTTGATGGTAACGGTACAGATGAGTTTCTAAAGATCATGTGGTCGATGATTGGTGATACAAATACCTTTGTTATCAGTCATAAGACAGACCAACTGTTCGATAAGTTCCAGAAAGTTTATCGTTTTGGTAAGATAAAGAACTTCTCGGTGTTGACATCTTGATCTATCCGTGGTATTATACACAGTTCTCTAAATTCAGGAATGATTATGACCGAAGAAATTGAAGTGAAAGATCCTGACCTTGAGCGTCAGTGGAATGAATGGCTTGCTGTGAATGATCCTTCTACGTTTGAATCCGTAGATGATAATGTTTTGCGTGAAACTGTTATCAATGATTTGACCAACGTGTCAAAGATGACCGTTGAAGAATACACACTCTTTCAGAAGTGGTGTGAAATTCATGAACGTTATCCTACTCGTCTTGTTTCTACTCTGTTTGGTGAAGAAGTTCAAATGGAAAGCAAAGACGATGAGATGTTTATCAAGCAGATCAAGTCTAACATCTGGCGACCAGAGAGTCCAGATGATTTCATGAAACTTCAACCTGAATTGATCTATACTAAAGATGCTGAGTTGTCTGAAACTTGGAATTGTATTCGCACGTTCACTTCTACTATGAAGAACAACTCTAACATTGGTCGCAACCTCAACTATATTGTTGTTGACAGAGTGACTGGTAAGTATCTTGGTGTTATCTGCATCTCTTCTGACTTCCTTGATCTAACACCGCGTGACCAGTATATTGGTTGGCAACGTGAAAAGAAGACACAAGGTCACATGATCAACTTCACCGCAATCGGTTCTACGATTGTGCCGTTACAACCTCTCGGTTACAACTATGTTGGTGGTAAACTCCTTGCTTTGCTCTGTCTGTCTGATGAAGTACAATATCAGTGGAAGAAGCAGTATGGTGATGTTCTTGCGGGTGTGACTACAACTTCACTCTATGGTAAGAACAAGATGGGTGGTCTGTCTCAATATGATAATCTGAAGCACTGGAAGAAGATGGGTTTCTCTTCTGGTTCTGTTTCATATGAAACTACGAAGCCCACTGTCGATATGATCCGTGCGTGGTTGAAAAAGAACCACACAAGAAAGTATTTCGAGTGGTATGCCGCTAAGAAACAATCAGGCCAGCCATATAAGCGCGATCATAAGAACCGCTCTTACACGTTTGCCTATTCTAAACTTGATATTCCAAAAGAACTCATTCGTTCTGAGCATCAACGCGGTATCTATTTTTCTCCACTATATAATAACACCAATGAGTTCCTTCGTGGTGAGATCAAAGAAGATCAACTGATAAAGTCCTTTGACACCTCTTATGAAGCACTTGCCAATTTATGGAAAGACAAGTATGCTTCCAAACGTATTCGTTCCTTGAAGGAACAGAACCGCGTCTCTACGGAAACCTTGTTCTATGATGACCTCATCTATATGGACTGGTCAGAAGCTAAGGAAAAGTATCTTTCACAAGTTGGAAGGTAACAATTTCTGTTACATAATAGACCTGCGTCCAGCGCATACCAGCTATGCAAAAATAGAGGTTGTCAGAGGCGCCGAATCCTCCTATAATACTATTCAAATCTGGTGAGGATCTTATGTCTAAATCTCTTCTCGCAAAACTACTCGCAACGGAAAACATCTCAATTCAGCGGTCGGCCTCGGCTTCGACCGCTGCTTTTGATATCAAGAACCGTGTTCTGATCCTTCCTGTGTGGAAAGGCATCTCAGAAGACCTTGAAGATATGTTGGTTGTTCACGAAGTTGGCCATGCTCTTGATACACCGGCTGACAAGTGGCTTGTCGCAATCAAAGATATCTGTAAGAAAGTTTACGGCAAAGAGAATGATGAGGCTATTGATGCTATCAAAGGCTTCATGAATGTTATCGAAGATGCCCGTATCGACAAGCGCCAAAAGCGCCGTTATCCTGGTTCACGCCGCAATTATTTGATCGGTTACAAAGAACTGATCGAACGTGACTTCTTTGGTACGGCGAACCGCGATATCAACTCTTTCTCTTTCATTGACCGCTTGAATATGTATTTCAAGGGCGGTTTCAATGCTGGTATCAAATTCTCAAACGAAGAAATGCCTTTTGTCAAGCGTATTGAGGCGGCTGAAACGTTTGAAGAAATTATTCAACTCACCGAAGAACTCTTCAAGTATTCTAAGGAAAAAGGTGAAGATCAACTTCAAAACAAAGAAGACATGATCCAAACCGGCTTTGATGAAGACGGTGAAGAGGGTGATGATTTTGATTTTGGTGATGATGACCTCGAAGAAGCCGATGAAGATGATAATCAAGGAAAATCGAAAGGTTTCGCCAAAGGTGAAGGTGAAGAAGAAGTAGAAACTGACGAGAAGCCTAAGAAAGGTCAGTCTGGTTCTGCGGGCGATGACTTCGTTCCGGAATCTCAAACTGAAAAGGCTTGGCAGTCCCGTCAAAGCGAAATTCTTAGCACGGACAATACAGAGTATCATTATGTTACCGTGCCGAAATTCAACTATAATTCGGTTGTTCGTGATTACAAATCTTTCTTGGAAGAAAACCGCAAGTCTTTCTTGCAGAACACTTCTAAAGAATGGATGGAAAAGGTTCGTGAAGCGGTTACCAAGTTCCGCAACGAAGACAATGCAACAATCTCTTTCATGGTCAAAGAGTTTGAAATGAAGAAGTCTGCGGACATCTTCTCTCGCATTTCGATTGCTAAGACTGGCGTGATTGATACCAACAGATTGTATTCTTACAAATACAATGATGATATTTTCCGTCGTCAATCTATTGTGCCTCAAGGTAAGAACCATGGCTTCGTTATGGTGCTTGACTGGTCTGGCTCAATGCTTGGTAACATCCGTGAAACGGTCAAGCAACTGATCAGTCTGACCTCATTCTGCAAACGGACTCAAATCCCGTTTGAGGTTTATATCTTCCGTGATCGTACCCACAATGAATTTATTAGTGGTACGCAATTTGATTACAAGAAGAATGATCTTATGTTTGGTTCATTCACCATGCGTAATGTTCTGTCTTCTCGCATGAAGTCTCACGAATTGCTTGAAGCATATACTATGCTTTGGGCCATTTCCAATTCACACTACAATGGTGCTGAAAACATGGGTGGTACACCACTCAATCAGGCCATTGTTGTTACCGAAGAAATCGTGAAGCGGTTCAAGGCTTCTAGCAAGGCTCAGATCGTCAA